GGTTAACTGTAGATTTCTAATTAATTGTAAATATGGGTTGATCATGGTGTGGACATCCTTTAAATTGTGATAACTGAAATTAGTTACCCTTTAACCCTCTAATTACCTAAAGGGTTAACAGTTAACTAATAAGACAATAAAACACCTATAAACGCATAAATAGCGCATACAAATAAAATCTTTAATAAATTCATCATTAGATAATTTCCTCTAGCTCATATGTGCTAATTAAGATTTCCTCTAATGAACCATTAAAAATATAAGTAACTTTAAAACCTATCATCATTAATCCCTTTAAGTGTAATTAAGTGCTTTATTGCACTAAACATAATTATAAAGGCAATGTTTAACCTATTCAATAGTAGTCAATAATTATTTTGCATTTATTCATAATCTAAATGTTAGTAAACACTAACTATTAGTTAACTTATATATGCTTGCAATAAAACCCTTAGATCAAATACTCAATAGATAGTAGATAGCTAACAAACCAAATAGATCATCAAATATTCAATTAATTCTATTTAACATAATACTGATCAATGATCGCACGCTAATAAACCTAGTAAATAGCTAATGAGTTAACTTATATGGCTCGAGATAATAGAAACCCTGGTAACTGATTACTCAATATCTAGAGAGAACACATAAGACAAATACATTGTCCGTGTCCGTTACAGTAAACCGAATGCCAATAACCTCATTACTCAAAAGAGATAGGACCCCCCACCACTTTATTAAACCCCCCCAACACTAAAGGTGATTAGGTCGAGGGGGGTAGGACGGGATTAGGAGGGTAAGAGGGGGGCCCACTCCCCCATTCCCAAAATTTAATACAAACATTCAGGTTTACCAACAGTAAAATAGTAAAGACTGTTCCTGTATAAAAATTTTTAATCTAAAAGTTTCTGGTAAACTAAATCAACGGAGGTAAGTATGGAAATAGAGTGGGCATTAGCGCATCCTTTGAGGGATGTAGAGGATATAGTAGAGATGGCGGATACTATCTTTGGGAGAGAGGTAGAAGGTTTACTGGTTACGAATAGAGATATCTTTAGAAAGAATGTCACTATGGCATCTGTGTATCAGCAGTTTGATAGGTCTAGGGAGTTTTTAGCGGTTGCCAGACCTGCGGTTATTAGTGGGACTGGGGAGTTCTCTAATAAGCTTTTGGGGTTCTGTTGGTTTGATAGGGGTGGGTATACGACTTATGCGCCTGAAGAGATATCTAATGCGAAGTTCTATCACGTTGATCTGAGCTTACCTGCTAAGACGAGGGTAAAGATAATCAATGCTATGATTGATCAACACCTTCTGTGGGCGTATACCTGGGGTATTCCTGTGGTTTGTAGCTCCTCTATTAGAGAAGAGAATAAAGTGTTTATGAGAATGCACGAGAAGCGTGGGTTTAAGGTTAACGGTTCTTATGGGTGGATTAAGACAAAGGAAGGCGTAAATGGCATCAAAGGTTTCGAAGCTCCCAACACAAAAGAAGCAAGCTGAATCCCTGGTTAACAAAGTTACAGAGTATGGTGCTCTGTTTAATAAGTTAAACCAAGAGCGGTTGGATAAAGGATTGCCTCCCCTGAAGACTGCTATGGAGATACTTATAGAGGCTATGCAAAGTGATGAACTGGATATCAAGGATAAAGCTCGGATAGCAGATAAGATGGCTTCCTATGAATCTAGCAGAGCTCCTGTAATTACTGTAGACTATGTACAGAGCGTTGCCAGTAAGGAAGAGACTGATGCTGATGGTGCTCTAGATGCTTTTATGGAAACTCTGTCTAAGGTAAAATAATGCCACTAATCAAGTCTAAGTCTAAAGCCGCATTTGGGAAGAACGTGGCTAAAGAGCGTGAAGCAGGAAAGAAAGAATCCCAAGCCGTGGCAATTGCCTACGCAGTCAAGCGTGAGGCACAAGCTAAACGTAAACCTAAAGGAAAGAAATGAGCAACTACACTTCTGGCAACAAAGCCCCAACTCTTATGAAGCAACACGCAGTAAAGCGTGGACTTGATAACCCTGTTCACATGAGCCATGATACTGGCGCAACTGCTGTGACTATTAAGAAGGGTTCTACCCACTATGAGAAAGGTCACCAAGCCGCACCCAGCGCAGGTAACCACAATGTTGTCAATGGTAGACACCAGAAAGTAGAAGTACATCAGCCTAAAGCTTATGATACAAAAGCTACTAACTGTGGCTACATGGACAAAGACCGTATGAACTTTTTAAAGTGAGATAACTATGTCTGGATACGGAAGAATCATTGATGGCGGTAAGCGCATGACTAAAGGCGTTGACAAGCCTATAAACAACAAACTAGAAGAGTTTGCATCTCACGACAAGCATGGAGCTCACATCGCTTCTACTGCCCTTAAATGGCTTGGTCAAGAATCATTTTCTGACAACAAGATTAACAACATTAACGCTAAGAGAATTGGCGATAAAGTTGACTATACAACTGTTAAAGATAAAGCAAGGTTGCAACCCAAATGAAGCCACAAGACAAAATCAACTCATTCTTTGGCTCACTAGGTGGTGCGGCTATCCCCAAGTCTGCTGAGAAACCTAAGAAGTCTGTAGGCAATGACTTCACCAATGTTAATGAAGACTTCGAGAAAGCTTCTGCATTGGCACACAAGTTAACCAAGAGTGCTAAAGAGCAACATGAACATCACGGTGCTCATCATGCTCACCATTCAGCATCTTGGCTTGGCATGGGTCACCATGATACAGAGCGTGTAGAAGAGCACAAAGAATTAGCTCATCACCATGCTGACAGAGCAAAAGAGAAGTACGAAGAAGAAATGAGAAAAGAGTAAGTTTAGATAAAGGAACTAGAAATGGCAGATTTATACGATATAGATGCTCTAAAGACAGACCTTCCCAACGCTAGAGAGTTAGCTCAGTTTGTTTACGACAAGACTGGGTTAGCTCTTGATCTCATTGGCAAACCCAAAGAAGAGCAATACCTTGCAGCAAAGAATGCCTTAGAAGGTAAGAAGGTTCCCCAGGACTTCATCACTACTGACAACCCGTATGTCGATAAAAAAGATATCATCCCAGTAGATGAGAAGAAGCCTTTCCCTCCTCCAAGAAGTGCGGATCTACCTCCTACAACTTCAGAGATTCATCATTTCGGTGCGACTAATATGCCTCACCCGACTAACCCCCAGTCGGATAAAAAGGTACAGATTATGTTCCGCAAATACGATAACGGAGTGATCACTTATCAGATCATGGGTCCTACTGAGTTAGTGGCAGTTGGTGAAAGGATCAATAAGTTTGGACAAACAGTACCTGAGAGATATTCCTGGGATGATCCAAGGACTGAAGAAATAATGCTACGCAGACAAGACGGCTCTTTTACTGAAAAAGGTCGTGGTCTATATTTGTATTGCACAGGTGAAAAGGGTGCAAGCATTTGGCCTTTGATTGACAAAAACATTGTCTCAGTATCTGCCAAAAACATTGCTGATCCTTGGGCGTAATGCAATACGAAAAAGATGATTTCGATAATCGTCTAGGTAACCAAGCAGAGTTTTGTGCCCGTAAAGTATTTGAGTTTTTAAAGAAAGATATACAAAGTCTTTCTCCTTTAGAAATTCATTATCTTGCTGTAAGCGCAAAGCTCTTTTTGGAAATCAGAGATTCCTATGGCAAAAAGTGAAGCCAGTAATTACGTCTTACCACTCTATAAAACAAGAGCTCTTAAGCACCTGATAAACCTTGCGGGTGGTAAGAAAAAGCTCAAAGAGTTTACTAAAGAACAATTTGAGGCTATGCGTATCGCTACCGACAAAATAGCGGAAGATATGCAGTACAACCAAATGAAGTGGTTTAAACCCTTCTCATATCAAACTAAATTCTTTGAACTAGGTAACAAATTTACCAGAAGAGGAATGATTGCGGCTAACAGGGCAGGTAAGACAATTGCTTCTACCTATGAGACTGCCTTTCACTTGACAGGCAAATACCCTCCGCATTGGAAAGGAAAGATATATGAATCTCCCATCATTGCTATGTGCTCGGGTGAATCCTGGGAACAGGTGGCTAAAACTCTCCAAAGCAAGCTCTTGGGTTGTGATGACATTAAACAAAGCTATCGCCTTGGTTCTGGTGCTATACCTAGAGAACTTATTGACGTTAAATCTATCCGTTCGGATGGTCAGAACGTGCTTGCGATGGAAGTTTGGCATTCTACTGGCGGGAAGTCCAAACTTTACTTCTCAAACTATACACAACAAGTTAGACATCTACAAGGATTTGAGCTTGATCTCGTTGTTCTTGACGAGCAACCGCCAGACGAAACCTTCTCCGAGCTTGTCGTTAGAACGGCATCAAGAAACGGACAAGTTATTTGTTCATTCACTCCGCTCAAAGGTATGTCAGGACTGGTTCGTAAGTTTTGGGATCAAGTCGATGGTTATGCCCATGTGCGAGTCACCTGGGACGATATCCCCTTTGTCAACGAATGGGGTGAGCCCTTCTTTCCTCTTGAAGAAAGAGAACAACTAGCCAGAGACTTTATGCCTTGGGAGCGTGAGTGCCGTATGAACGGTATACCTCTGATGGGCAAAGGTGTAGTATTTCCTTTGCTTGAATGGCCTATTTATAAGTCTGATGCCTATGATTTGCGTACCAATGACAAGCTAGAAAGATTGATTAGCTTTGACTTAGGAATCAAAAATGACCCGACAGTTATCTCGTTCTTTTTTAGAGATGCAATTAACGAAATTATCTACCTTCACAGGCAAATCACGATCCCTTCAGGCGAGACACCTGACGAGTACGTTCACTATTTGCTCGACAGGGAATCCAAGGGAGTACCAATTGCTTTACCGCATGACGCAGCAACGGCAGGTCGATACACTCTCACGGAGCAAAGTGTCCGTGAAGTGTTTGAGGATTCATATGGTCTTAACTGCATTTCTGGCGCAATCCTCAATCCTGCGAACGACCAAGGAAAGGTAACTAACCACAAAGCTTACGGAATCAATATAATGAGGTTAATGATGGAGCGTGGGACGTTACTGGTTAACGAATCCTGTAAAGCTTTCCTTGACGAAGCCAGGAACTACGCTATCGATGAAATGGGCAGATTTAGTGATCCAGACGATCACATAGATTCAGCAAGAATAGGAATATTGGCGTTGATTCAAGGGCATGGAGAATCCGTAGTCAGCAGAGCAAACACCTTTGCTAACCGTAGAATCCCTGTCATTGAAGGTAAATTGCAACGAATCTAAAGGTTAACTATGTTATTCAAGCAAAACTTGGTAGTCGAAAATCTCGCATCGCCTTCTGGCAATCGTGGCATCGCAGAGAAAGTCTGTCACGAAGCCTATGTAAAAATGGTTGACTACCTTCGCTTGACACAAGCCAAGAACACTTACAACCGCTTTACTGATTACCACTATCTCAATATCCCAGTATCTGAGTCTACAGAGCCTGTTAGAGGTATTGATTACATTCACCCTGTAGTAACGCCTGGCATTGATTACGCTACTGCGGTGATCACAAAGTGCTTAATGCCTGACGGTAAAGTTAATTTTGAGTTTGAAAGATTTGATGAAGCTGACCAAGAAGGCGCAGAGCAAGCCACAGACATGGTCAAGTACTTTATTAACAACAAGAACTGTGCATACCAAATTATTCGTGATTGGGCTCAAGATTCTTTAATGCACAAAAACGGCATTGTGATGGTGATGCCAATCAGAGAAACAATTACTCAGTACAAAGAAGTAGAAGGTACTCGTGATCAACTAAAAGCTTTTGAATTACAAGCCGCAGAAAGTGGTCTAAAAACTCTTAGACAACAAATGCGTAGGGTTGATGTAAATCTCCAGCAAGCAATGGCAGAAGCCATGCAACCTGGTGATGAGCCAGAAGAAGAGCAAGAAGTTGATCCTAATGCAGAGCTCAACGAAGCCATTCAAAACAACACAATCTATCGTGCTAAGTACAAATGTACAGGTACTAAAACAAACATCAGAATCAAGCACGTTGCACAACATTACTTTGTGTGTAACCCCACAATCCCACAGATCATGTATCAAGATTTTGTGGGTTTCTATGAGCCAATGACCATCCATGAAGCCAAGGTGCAATACCCCTTCATTGATATGGAAAGTTTTGCTGATCATGCGGCATACGGACCTGCGGGAGCTTACCAAGCAGGTGCTTTAGAAAACGACTTAGCCTTACACGCCAGGGACTCTACACCTGTTCCTGGACAAGGCGTTATTGCTTCCCAAGGTGCTGACAGGTACGCTCGGGTTGTTATGCTGACTACTGCATGGCTTAGAAAAGATGTTGATGGTGACGGTGAAGAAGAAATCGTAGAAGTTTGCTATTCAGGCTCTTACATACTGTACGTCAAGGAAGTGGACTTTATTCCTTTGGCGAATATGTGCCCCAAGCCAATCACAGGCAACTTCTTTGGCTATTCACTTGGAGAACGGTTAGTCCCGATTCAAGAGTATGCAACATCTATTAAACGTGCTGAACTTAGCTTTGCAATGCAAGCCTCTACTCCTAGGATTGGCGTTAATCCTGAGTTTGTGGATGCTGAAGAAATTCAGCGAGGCGTTAGTGCAATGTTTGTGCTTGATCGTAAGTTTGATCCTAATAAGCACGTTTATGAGTTTCAACCTATGCAGGGCAATCTGGCATATGTTGAATCTGCTATGGCTTCGCTTAAAGAAGACAACATGGCAATGATTGGTATGACGAGTCCCAATGACTCAATGAACCCAGAGATTATGAAAGATGGTAACTCTGGATTCAAGCTTCAAGCGGCAATGGGACCCAACCAACTCATTCAAGATGAGATGATTAAGAATTGTGCGATTGCTTTGCAAGACGTAATACACCTTGTATGGCACACAATGATCCAATACGCTGACGATTATTCTATTCAGCAACTTGCTCACGTTTGCTCTGAGAAAGGTGGTCCTTTCCTCGATGCACAAGCAATGGCAAACTACCAATTTATTGATCGCAAGATGATCAACATTGATTTGGGTCTTGGGTTTATGTCTGATGAAAATAGACTCACTAGACAACAACTTATTACTCAAGCGCAACAACAGTTTGCCCAGGTAATGATGCAGTTAGACCCATCTATGCCTGAGATGTTTGAGAAGGCTAGAAGACCTTACGAAGATACGCTCAGAGTGTTAGGTGTTCGCCATGTTGATGCTTATCTGCCAACAATGGAAGAAGCAATGAAGATATTGCAAGCCAAGGCAAGTGCTCCTCCTCCAATGGAAGACCAATTACACAAATCTAAGATGGAACTCAACCAAGCTCAAGCTAAAGAAGTTATGGCTAAGACTGGTTTGGTATCTAAAGAAACTCAGCAAATGGACGTAGACAATATGTTCGATGCTATGGCAATGAAAAAAGGCAAACTAACTGATGTACGAGTAGATTAGGAGATTTATGAAAGCTTTGATTGGAGATATTGCGGGTTACTTTAACCGTAGGACTAGAGTAGAAGACACAGAAGGTAAAGCACCTGTTCACCGAAGAACTCTGGTGGTTGAAAATGCCCAAGCCGCTAAACGATTATTAGCCAACAATGATTTGGCTCTGTTGTTTAACCTTTATCGGTTTTACATCATGGATAGGATTGAGGATTGCAAGACGGATGAGGAAAGAGTTAACTACTCACATAGCCTCATTGGAATTAGAGACTTCGTTACGTTTATAGAAAGAACGGAGTTTATGGAACATCTGTCAGATGTAAAACTAGAGAGAGAAATGGAAAAAGCAAAGACCAAAAATCTGAGCCTAAGAGAAGAATTGCAACAACTTAAGAAAATAGGATAAACTATGGAAAACGCAACCCCAGAGGTCGTTTCGCAACAAACTGGAAGCCCAGAAACGCAGATTGCTGACATGATTGCCGCCAACAGGCGCAACAATCCCCAGATAATTGGCAGTAAAGAGCCTCCAGGTGGACAAGAAGAGGCGCAAGCTGAATCCCCACAGGCTACTCCCGAAGAGGAAGTTGAACCTGAAGAAGGTACGAGTGAAATTGAGGAAACTGTAAGCGAAGAAGATGGAGAGTCCTCCGATGGAGCAAACGAACCAGTAAACTTCTTTGAGTTTGCAGAGCAAAATCCTGATATGCGGTTAAGAATACCGAACAAGAACGCTGAAGGCGGTTTTGTAGAGTTAACTGCAAAGAAGGCGGCTACTCTCCTTGGTCAAACGAGTGCTTTAGATGAAAACTCTAGAAAGCTTAAAGCTGAAAGAGCTGATTTTGAAGAGTATGAGTCGAAGCGAAGAACTGAACTAGACGGATTACAGATTGGAATCGAGTTAACCTTGGTTCCCCAGTTGAAGGAAGCGGCAGATGAGTTGATTCAACTCCAAGGCTACAACCAACAATGGACTCAAATCCGTGACAGGGCACAAACTGAGTTAGAAAGGTCTGAGGCAGAGGCGGCTATCCGTCAAAATGCTCAGTTAATTCAGGAAAAATCCCAGTTCATTCAAGCTAATCGTCCAAAGGTAGAGCAATTTGTTAATGCTAGATCTGATTTTGTAAAGAAAAACTTAGAGCAAGCAAGACAAAGTTTCACAGATAGAGAGTTGGCGAATAAAGCTAACTTTGAAGAGCTGAGAGACAAACTATCTAAGGATTGGAAAAGTGCGAAGGCAACCCTTGTGCCTGGAGTACCAAATATTGATTTGATCTCTAGTGACGAGTACTTGCTAGGTTTAATACGAGATGGAATGAAGTTTCGTGAGAAGCCTGTAGTTCGCAATGTAGGTGGATCGATTGCCGCCAGTATCAAATCTGGTAGTAAAGCGAAAACCTCACCTTCCACAGAGACTGAAAAGCTTCAACAAGCGGCTAATAGAGGCGATAAAAGTGCGGCTAGAGAACTTTTGGCAACAATGCTTGCAACTAACAAACAAAGGCGCAAGTAATTCTTTTTTAGGAACTTTTAATCATGGCACAAATCACTTCTGCAAACCTGGGTAATGGTAACGGTCCATACCAAACCGATATCGTTGTTAAAGATATGGACTTGACAGTCTCTAACTATGTTAAAGACCGTACTCCAACAACTAACATGGCAATGTCTAAAAAGCGCAAGATTAACTCTACGCTACACATTTGGCCTAATGACTATTTCCGTCAACCTACACTTAATGCGGCACTCGAAGGTGCGGCAGTAACTTCTTCTTTGTCTGAGTCTAATACTCGTTCAAACATTGGTAACTACACTCAAATCTTCACAACAGTTATCGGTGCAACTGGTACAGCTCGTGCGGTTGAGCAAGCAGGTGGCGATCCACAAGCATATCAAGAAGTTAAGCAGTTAACTGAGATCATGTTTGACGTTGAGCTCCAAATGGTTCGTGCTGACGGTGCTTCTATCAAGTACTCAGGTCAGTCAGCTACTCAAGGCGCATCACCCAACAACGGTCGTAGATTTGGTTCACTCTTTGCATTTGCAGGAACTCGTTCTGGCAATGACACAGACGGCACATCCGTATTGAACCTTGCCGCTTCTGACAGCAATGACACAACAACTGGTACAGATACAAACACACCTTTCAACGGTGTATTGTCTAATGCAGGATTGGGTTACTTCTCATTTGGTGGTAACGAGACAAACCAGCCTTTTTCTCCTGTTCTGTACAAGCAATTGGTAACAGCCGCTGAACAACGCTTCAACGCTAAGATTACCAACATGGTTGTGCCAACATCACTCAGAACCACAATTTCTGACAACATTCCACAGTCACGTTCTATCAACAGGTTCAATCCTGCTGACAAGGGCGACACAATTGGTACATACGAAGGTGACTTCAACTATACATACCAAATCGATGACAACTGGATCATGGATCAGACTGGTTCTAACAACAATGCGATTCTCTTCTTGAATCCTGATGTTGTTCAATGGGGTTCACTCCGTGAGCTTGGTCCAAACAACGAAGTATTCTCAAATGCAGATGCTTCCTTGGATCAGTACATCATGGAAGGTACATTGATTGTTCGTAACCCAGCAGGTGTAGCAGTTCTTGCCGCTATCACTACTGGCACACCAACAACAACACCACGCCCAAGCGCACAAGTTAAGCGTTATTTGGCTTAATTGTTGAGAGATAGGAGAGGGCTCAAAAGGCTCTCTCCTTTTTTGGAGAAGATATGGAATTGAATTTAGACAACGAAGAAGCCAAGATTAACGAAGATTACTATACAAAAGGTAATTTGGAAGCGGGTATTGAGGGTGTGTTATCCCGAAATAACCAGATGTTCAACGAAGTTAAATCTGGCACTTGGAGTCAAACATTCAAGACAGACCGTATCGACTACAAAATAGGTGCTGAAGATGGTCAGCGTTATGTGCAGTATACGCAACACAACGTAGAAGCCATCAGACAAAATTGCAAGGAAAGAAGAGAGTTCTATAAGATTCATGGAACTGACAATCCTTTTTTTGCAGGAACATTTCACGCAATGGATTTACCAAAGTGCTTTGCCCATGAGATAAGTTCTAAGTGGTTTAACAACCGCCCCTGGGAGTTAATTAAACGTGAAAAAGCAGACAAGATTCTGTTTTACGCCATAGTTAACGAATATTATTCTGATTTTGTTTGTCATCCAAGCGGGAAAATACCGTTACCGTACAATCCAATCATACCGACTCGATAGGAATGTTTTATGTCGCTTTTTATCCAATCTGCCAACAGTCTTGTTACCAGAGTGGCTCAATGGGTTGGAGCGATTCCCTCAAGCGTATCGGTTAACGCAACGGCATATAACCCTACTAGCGGAGCAATTACAACTGCTTCTGATACTACTTCTTTGGTGTTTGTGGGAGACTTTATCTCACCCACGCCCGTAGGACCGTTTACTGCGGTTATATCTGTTACATCAAGCACAATTGTTGTTTCTGACCCTGATCTTATTTGGGGTGCATTTACTTTACCAACACCTATTCTGAAGTTGCCAACACAATCAACTTTAGATATTCAATTCAGTATTCAGTTTGCTGAGTTGTCGTTTAGAACAATTTATCTTCCTGCACTAAGAAGCAATCCTTACGACCCTGTAAGCCCTTCTCAGATCGTTACAAATACCAATGGTATGGCTCCTATACCTGCGGACATGAATTGGCCTATTATCTTCTTTCAACAAACTCCTTCTACACAAGTGCCTCCAGGTACTTTAAATGCAGGGTTTGGTCCTTGGATTATTTACGATAGAGTTGGCGATAGAGAAATTATTCGCTTGTCAATGATTGATCAACTCTACGTTAAGCCTTTTGGTGTGCCAAGGGTTATTCGAGCTCAGTTCTCAGAAGTTGGACCGAACTATATGTTCACGCCTAACCCTGGCAACGCAACAACAATCCTTGCATATTATGTGAAGTCATTCCCATTCTTGCTTGGTCCTACTGGAGATTCATTAACTCCTTTAGTGCAGAACAACGCTATTCTTGCTACATTCCCTGAAGGGTATATGTATAAGGTTTTATCTGTTTACTACGACAAGAAAAAGAACGTAGCAGAGTCTGAGAAATGGAATGCTAGATTTGATTCGGCTTACGGTTTGATTGAAGATCAAGCTATGAAAGACCTTTGGAGCGGTGGAGATAGACACTTGTCAAGCGAGTTCCAACCCAGGAACTATCGCTATAGCTTCAAATAAGGACTGAAATGGCATCAAATAGTCTTTATGGCAATCAATATAGTGGAGTGGAAATTGTCCAGTTCCAATGGTTTGTATTTCAGTCTTCGCTTACTGCACCTGCAACGCCTACTGGTGGCTCTTGGAACTTTCAAACCAATGTAGGAACACCTCCAACAGGATGGTCAGATGCGCCCCCTGCAAGCCCTTCTAACGAAGTATGGGTATCTATAGCCCTAGTATCTTCGTTATCGCCTACAACCTTCACCTGGTCAACGCCAGGGCTATGGTATCAACAAGGTGCGGCAGGTCAAGTATCTGTTGGCACAACAAGCACATTGTCGGCAGGAAGTCCTGCTACTGTCAGCAATAGCGGAACAACTTATAACGCAGTTTTAAACTTTGGCATACCGCAGGGTATTCAAGGTGCAACTGGACCAACAGGTCCTACAGGACCCACAGGACCAACTGGTAGTGCGGCTACTGTAGCGGTAGGCACTACGACAACCCTGTCATCTGGCTCACCTGCTACGGTGACCAATAGTGGTTCTTCTAGTGCGGCAACCTTTAACTTTGGAATACCTCAAGGCATTCCTGGTAATGCGGCAACAATTGCAGTTGGCACAACAACGACTACTGCGCCAGGCACATCGGCTACTGTTACCAATTCAGGTACTTCTTCTGCGGCAGTATTTAACTTTGGCATACCCAAAGGTGCAGGTGTTCAGGCAGGTGGTACAACTGGTCAAGCATTAGTTAAAAACAGTAATACTGATTACGATACAACTTGGTCAACAATTACAGGTGTTTTGGCTTATCAAGGCACTTGGAATGCAAATACCAATACGCCTACCCTTACTTCCTCTGTTGGAACTAATGGGTATTACTACATTGTTAGCGTAGGCGGCACAACAAACCTTAACGGAATTACAGATTGGCAACCAAACGACTGGGCAATCTTTAACGGTACATCTTGGGAAAAGATTGATAATTCTGACTTAGTAACCTCAGTTAACGGTTATACAGGCGCAGTTGTACTGACAAATACTGATGTCGGAGCACCTACTTACACGGGTACAGGAGCTTCTGGCACTTGGGGTATTAACGTCACAGGCAATGCAGGTACTGTTACCAATGGCGTATATACAACTGGTAGCTATTCAAACCCTGCTTGGATCACAAGTCTTGCGGGATCGAAGGTTACTGCAATACCCAATAGTTCTTTAACAAACAGTACTATTTCTGGCGTTTCTTTGGGATCAAACCTGAACGCCTTAACGATTGGCACAGGTCTTAGCGGAACAAGCTACAACGGTAGTTCAGCGGTAACCATTACAAACACTTCACCAATGGTTTACCCAGGTTCTGGAATACCTTTGTCAACAGGTAGTGCTTGGGGAAGTTCTTATGGCACTTCTGGTGCAAATTCTGTTTTATTGCGTGATACAAATCAAAATGTATATGCAAATAACTTTATTCCAAATGTAACAACTACAACATCTTCGTCTACACCCATTAATTTAACAATTGCATCTGCTCAATATCAGATTGTTAATGGAACTACAACTTCTCAGCAATTTAATTTGCCAGATGCTACAACCTTAACGGTTGGTGATACTTTTTATTTTAATAACAACATAACATACTCATCTGTTCAAATTAATGCACACGATGGAACAACTTCAATACTTGCATTGCAAGCAGGTGGTGCAGCTCATGTTATTTTGCTTACAAACTCTACAACAAATGGTACATGGGATGTACATTCTTATGTTCCTTCTAGTGTTTCATGGGGCAATGCTACTTTAAACTTTAATTCTGCAAGCAGCATATCTGGATCTGTAACTTGGCAAGGAAACATTATTGGTGCTGCTTATGGTGGTACAGGTGTAGCGGGAACAATTACAGGTTATGTATATGCAAATGGTACAGGCGCACATACTGCAAGCACCACGATACCTACTACGGCATTATCAGGAACAATAACCAATGCTCAGTTAGCCAATAGTGTTATTACGATTAATGGTACGTCCACAAGTTTAGGTGGAAGTATTAGTGTTGGAACCGTTACAAGCGTTACAGGAAGCGGGGTTATATCTTCTAGCGGAGGAACAACTCCTGCAATAAGCATTAGCCAGGCAACAACATCTACAAGTGGTTATCTAAGTTCTACAGATTGGAATACGTTTAACAATAAACAACCATCTGGAACTTATGTCACATCTGTAACAGGAACAACAGGAAGAACAACATCGAGCGGAGGTACAACACCTGCAATCGACTTGGTTTCTGGAATAGTTACAGCAGGAACTACAGGATCAAGCCTTTTAATACCAGTAATTACTGTTGACACTTACGGTAGGGTTACAAACGTAACTACTGCAAGCAATCCTCAAGGAACTGTAACTTCTGCCTCTGTAGTCTCAGCTAACGGGTTTGCGGGTACGGTAGCAACTGCCTCAACAACTCCTGCAATAACGCTTACAACAACGATTACAGGTCTTTTAAAGGGTAATGGTACGGCAATATCTGCCGCAACCTCTGGTACTGATTATGCGCCTCCCACTTCTGGAGCGGCAATCCTTTATGGAAATGGATCGGGTGGATTTTCAAATGTAGCTATAGGTTCTGGGGTTTCATTTAGCGGGGGAACTCTTAGCGCAACAGGCACAGGCGGTACAGTAACCTCAGTATCTGGCACAGGCTCAGTTAACGGTATTACGCTGACAGGAACTGTAACTTCTAGTGGATCACTCACTTTGGGTGGTACTTTAGGATCAATTGCTAATTCTCAGTTAACTAATAGCTCAATAACTTTTGGATCTACTGCTTACGCCCTTGGCTCAACGGTAAGCAACGTAAATGGGGTTTCTATTGGTGGAGGAACATTCTAATGATGACCAATAGCTTTTATGGGTTAACTAACGAAGAGTCTAACGGGCTTTACGGTCAAGGGATTACTTATGGTGGAACATACTTTCAATGGTATGTTTACCAGGTAGGCTCAACACAACCTGCTACGCCAACAGGAGGCTCATGGAACTTCACAACCAATACGGGTACTGCTCCTACTGGTTGGTTGGCAAACCCTCCTGTAAATCCTTTGTCAAATGTTTGGATATCTATTGCGGTGGTTAGCTCATCAAATCCCAACGCATTAACTTGGTCTACGCCTGGTGAGTTTGCATTTTCGACAGGCGCATCGTTTGGAACAATGGCTCTTCAAAATGCTAATGCAGTAGCAATTACAGGTGGAACGCTAAATGGTGCGACAATTGGTGGAGGCTCTTTCTAGAGGTTAACTATGGCACAAACGGCATACTCAAAAGTTCAACTATATAGCAGTTCAACTGCTACGAATACTCCATCTGCGGGTAACTTGACGAACGACACAAACGGCTCAGAATTAGCAATAAACATAACTGATGGTAAACTCTTCTATAAGGATAATAGTGGAGTTGTACAGGTTATTGCAACAAAAGCAACTGCCGCTATTTCACTACCTTTGTCTGTAGCAAACGGTGGAACAGGCGGTACAACAGTAGCAACGGCACAATCAGGACTTCAGGTAGACCCAGCAGGAACCGCAGTCGCAATGAGCATAGCCCTCGGCTAACAAGGATAAAACATGGCAAATACCTTTACTCGTTATACATCTAAATCGGTAGGTACTACGCCTGTAGTGCTTGTAACTGCCGCATCTGCAACGCAGACAACTGCAATAGGTTTAACATTGTCAAACACGACAAGTAGCCCTATTACTGCAAGCGTATACATAACTGCATCTGCGGTGAACTACTACCTTGTTAACAATGCTACGATCCCTGTAGGAGGCTCTTTAGCTTTGTTTGGTGGTGATGGTAAAGTAGTGTTAAATACTGGCGATGCGTTTACAGTCGTATCTGGAACTGCAAGTTCTATGGATGCAATTCTTTCCGTTTTACAGATAACCTAATATGTACATAGGCAACACCGTTCAAAACCAAGGATACGCACCTCAAATTGCGTTCTTTAGCGGAAACGCTAGTACAACGGCATTTACATTGCCAAGTCCTGTAGCTACGACTGCACAATTGATTGTGAGTGTTGCTAACGTGGTTCAAAACCCTGGATCAGCATACACAGTATCTGGTAACACAATTACCTTTAGTTCTGCTCCTCCAACAGGAACAAACAACATCTGGGTTGAATACACAAGCTTAATAACCCAAGTTATTGCTCCTAGCCCTGGTACTGTTGGAGCGGCTCAATTGCCACAAAGTCAAATATTGACTGCGGTACAACAACCTACAGGTAGTATTGTTCAAGTTGTTAATTCATATTATCAATCATCAACATCAACAACTGGTACAAGTTTTGTATCAACATCGTATTCAGTATCTATAACTCCTCAATTTTCTACGAGTAAAATTTTTCTTTTGATGACTTGCTATGGAGCCGCAGTTTTAGCATCAACAAATCTTTATGTGCAATTATGGAGAGGTGGCTCAAATATTATTCCAAATGCAAAAAATTGGATTGAAATAGAAAATCCAAGTTCAAACGCAATTGCATTACCTGTAACACAATCATTTTTTGAAGCTCCAAATTCTACATCTTCATTAACATACACAATATATATTGCATCTTCAAATTCAAATGCAGTATATTTAATGAATAATGGTCCTGGATATGGGTATTTAAACTTAACTGCACAGGAGATAAGATAATGCAACCAACAATTCACGATGCGGTAAGAGCCGTATATTCAAACGTAGTTACTATTCATGGTAATGACGTTAATTCTTTAACCTGCTTAGACCAAAACGGTGCTGAAGTAACTATTGTCCCTGCAACAGTAGAAGCAGAGTTAGTAACCCTTCAAACAAATTACGCTAACGAACAACAAGCACAAGCAAACGCTAAGGCATCTGCACTAGCAAAGTTAACTGCTCTAGGACTTACACAAGACGAAGTCAAAGCAATCGTAGGATAAAACTATGTATATTGGAAACCCCATTTACCAGGTAGCCTTTCTCACAGATCAATTCTCTGGGAATGGAGGAACTACGTTCACAATGTCTGTGGCTCCTGCTAATACAGCATCTGTTCTGGTTGCCGTATCAGGGGTTCTACAAGACCCATCAACATACTCTGTAGTTGGTACAACGCTAACATTCTCATCCGCCCCGCCAGTCGGCACAGGCAACATCTCTGCAAGGTACTTAGGTATACCTGCAAGTAACGTCACAACAACTGCGTACAGAACAGTAACTGAGTTTACTGCTACTGCATCACAGACAACCTTTACTCCTCCTAGCTATACGGTAGGGTTTATTAACGTATACAGAAACGGTGTAAGACTAGGATCAGCAGACTACACGGCTACAAACGGTACAACGGTAGTACTGGCAAGTGGAGCGGCATCAGGTGACTTAGTAGCGATTGAGAGCTTCCTGGTTAGCTCTGTGCTTAATGCTATACCGAATACTGCGGGTAGTGTGGGTACTACTAACTTGGCATCTAACTTAACCCTTAGTGGTACAACAACAGTACAGACAGGAATAATCTTTGCGGCTAATCCTGGTGGAGGTACTCAAGCCACATTAAATGATTACGAAACAGGAACTTGGACTCCTACTTTAACCGCAGGTACTGGAAGTTTTACTTTGTCAACAACTTCTGGAAGTTACACCAAAATAGGTAACATGGTAACTGTAAATATGCTTATTAACTTTGCATCTACTTCAAGTGCCTCTAATGTAACTATTACAAACCTTCCTTTTTCTCAAGCAAGCGGAAATAGTTCTTCTGGAATATTAAGAGAAAATGCGATTACAGGATATTTTTGGGGATTAAGTGCAGGATCAGGAACTTCTATTATTTTTTGGAGGTACGACAATAGCAATACTCTTCCTTCTGGAACTCCACACTTTACTGGCTCATTTACATACCTATCTGCGGTCTAAGGATCAACAATGGCAACAAACGCACAATACTTAGCAAGCCTTGTCAATTCAAGTGGCAACATAAACATTCCTGTATCTAATGCGGGGATAAACTTTAACAACTCAAGTGCTATTGGTGCATCTACGCTGACTGACTATGAGACAGGGACTTTTACGCCAAATATAACTGGTGGTAGCGGGGGTGCAATATCTGGAGGTTCTTTTTCTGGTCAATATATAAAGATAGGTCAATTAGTTTACGTTTCTTTAATTATTGGTAGCTGGACAAAAAATACATTAAGCGGTTTTTTACAAATTGGCAATCTGCCTTTTACAGCATCAGGGACTACAGGAATAACACAACAAAATTCAAATGGAGCAATAAGGTTTGATAATAACGGAGTTGCCATTACTAGCACTACGCAATTAGTTCCTCAAATAGCAAGCGGTTTAACTTTTTTTACCATACAAAAATTCAATGCAGGATATTATGCAGGAACTCTTGCAGCGTCTGATTTAAATTCAGGAACATTAAGTATTTATTCTCTTACTGCAACATATCAAGCTAATTTCTAAGGAGTCACAATGACACTCGCATCACAAAACATCATAGATCGCATCGAAGTCCTAGAGAACGGTGTTGTACAAGTACGCCAAGCTCAGGTTATAACAGACTCAGGTAATGAGATAGCTCGTAACTTCTCTAGGTGGGTACTAACTCCTGGTGAAGACGTAAGCACTCAGGATGCTAAAGTAAAAGCTATTTGTGAAGCAGTATGGACTTCTGAAGTTATCTCTGCCTATCAAGCTCAAGTAGCATCACAAGCAAAGGTGTAATATGTCTCTGACCCAAGTACAACCACAAATGTCACTAGGTGGTCCTGCGTTTAGTGCTTATGCTAGTAATAATCAAACAGTAACAACCAACACTTATACAAAGATTGCATTTAATACAAGTAATTTTGATACAAACTCAAATTACAGTACAAGTAATTATAGATTTACCCCTACTGTTGCTGGTTATTACCAAATAAATGGCGCTATGCAGGGAAGTGCAACAAGCACATTTACATTGCAACTTATTTCTATATATAAGAATGGTTCACTTTATGCAAATGGTACTACTGCTTACAATAATAATGCGGTAGATTTTGTATCCTCTATTGTTTATTTAAATGGTTCAACTGATTATGTAGAACTTTGGGGTGTTGTTTACGCATCTGGGACTTGTACATTTAATAGTGGTTCTACAAACACTTATTTTAATGGTTCTTATATAAGGAGTAACTAATATGACTTTATATGAACAAATTTTAACTATTTACCCTACATTAACAAACAATGATTTTGGTCATCCTCCAGCAACTATTCTTTTGCAAAACGATAGTGACGGCAAAGGTGACTACATAAAGTCATGGACAAATAGCAATCCACAACCAACTGAAGCGCAATTACAAGCGACAGGAAAATGAACACACTAATTACCGTACTTAAATCAAAGCAGGTTCAATGGGCTTTAGTAATTGCAGTACTTTCTGTATTGCAAGGGTTTGTAATGAAGTTTCCTTTAACCCCTATGCACCAAATGCTTGCAGGGTTGATTATTTCAGTTGTAGTTACTTTATTAAAAGTTATTGAGACTTAATATGGCTGAAGGTTATACCCCACTAAGAGTTCCTTTTGCGAACATAAGCTTTACGCCAGATGTTCCAAGTAATGCTCTTGCGGCTAACGAATACAACGCAGGGTATAACATTGAAGCAGATGTAAGAGGTGTTAAAAAGGTTGATGGTGAAGCACCAATACTCTCTGCTATCTCAGGTAATATTATTTACATGGAGGCAGGGTTTAGATCAAACAATGACTGGTGCTACATAGTAGCTACTTCAGCAGGTGTTTGGTACAAGGTTAACATTGCAGGAATAAGCGTAATTACTCCTCCATCACCTTATGTAACCTATAGCACAACTACTGGCTACAGTTACTCAGGATCAATTAGTGGAAGTCCTGCGCCAACTCCTCCGATCACAGGAGCTTGGATTGGGCAGGTGTTCTTCATTAATGACAACATTAACCCTCCAATGTATCTATTGCCATCTCCTTCTACCGCAATAGCATTGTTTGATAGCGTAGACCCTGTAACCCTGACTACAAACATTTGGAACTACGAGATTACTGTAGGTGTTGCATCTGTTCAAGCGGCATTTGTAAGAGAGTACTCTGCGCCTAACATTGGTAACATTCTGATAGCAGGAAACCTTACAAAAACTGCTACATCTGGTGGAGCAATTACTCACTATCCTACAACTGTAAGATGGAGTCAAACCTTTGCTAATACAGGTGTTCCACATACCTGGCAACCAACTCTTACTAATACTGCCAACGAATTAGAGGTGCCCGTTCGTGGACCTCTGATCGATGGATTTCCCCTGGGCGCAAACTTTTACGTCTGTAGCTACTGGGATACAGTTATCTTTGCTCCAATAGCGTATCAATCTCAGACTGCTCCTGTATTTGCAATAGCTCCCTTCAAAAAGGGTAGAGGGTTACTAAACCAAAACTGTTGGGATAACGGAGATGACGTTGTTTACGGAGTTGATGCAAGAGATATTTGGGCTTTTGACGGATCACAATTTGTATCTTTAGCCAACCAAAAACTAAAGAATTACTTCTACTCAAATCTTAATCCTAACTACATAAGCGCAGTTCATGTTGTTAATAATACAAAAAAGAACCAGGTTGAGATTTACTATCCAAGTTTAAATTCCACAGGATATTGCGATCAAATGCTATCTTGGAGATACGATCTCAAGGTTTGGAATGCGCCTAAGACTATTAACAATAGTGCTATGGCGGTTGAAGCTCCTGTATACAACACGACTACCAGTACGTTTAATCTATCTTCTAGATGTACTGTATACGCCCCTAATACAGGCGCAGGAGGCTTGCAACTTATTCAGACAGGTCAAGGCACATCTTTCTCAGGAAATGCTATTAACTGTCTTTTTGAGCGAGATAACCTCACTTTACTGGATGGTGAAGGTAACCCTATAAGTTATCCACATAGACTTTACGTTCACAGGCTTTTCCCTGAGATTTCAACGACTACGCCTAGCAACGCACCTTACATCTATATTACCCTTGGAGGAGCTAATTCGACTGCTCAAACTCCTACGTTTGGTGATACAGAGCAATGCCATATTGTTACCAACGATCCTTGGGTTACAACTACCCAGAATGACGTAAGGACTGTAGCGTTGAAGTTTGGCACTAATGATGCTACAAACACATGGAATATGACTGCCATGACCTTCTTATCAACCATTGTTGAGGATGCGTTCTAATGTCTTACTTTGTTACCCCATCTGCATCGAGTGCCCAACTAGCACAGGCGATTAACTATATCCTGGCAAACCTGGGAGCTAACTACTCGTCTAACTTCAATACAGGTGTAGTTAACAATAACAACAATACAGTACCTGCTACAACGACTATTGGGCAGACAACTGCTTATCTTTATAGATATTTGTATGTTGCATACGCAGATAACTATGCGGGTAACCAAGGGTTTTCTTCAACGATTCAACGCCCCTCTGGTAGCTATACAGGCTCTCAATATTATGGGTTGCGTAATAGCAACTCTAACGTCTATAGCTCTCCTAGCCCTGCTGACTTTGCCTGGTTTCAAATACAAGGAGGCTTTGGGGCTTCTAATTCACTTTGGTATCAAATCTTTGGTGGATTGCAGATTAATCTAATTTCAGCTTTAAGCGCACCAACCACTTATTACCAAGTTGTACCCGATTGGACTGCTAATGGTCCTATTGACTTGACCTTGGTTGGCAGTAGCAATAACCTTCAAGCTAGAACAGGGTTTACTGTTTACACGGGTACTTTGGGAAACACTCCTGCCACAATTACAACAAGTGGAGGCTCAAGCTTTCCTCCAACAGGAACTTGGGGTGGAACAGAAGTTTGGTCAGCAAACCCATCTACTTATAACGCAGGTCAAAACTTGTGGGAAATTGATGGAATATACAACCCTACAACTGGGTTAACCCTTTGGGTAGCACCTTTTATTGCAACACTAAAAGTGGGTTCGCTAAGTGCAATAAGTGCAAATCTTGGAACAATCACCGCAGGAACCATATCTGGAACCAATGTTTACGCAGGATCAACTCATCCAGTAATAGACTCTACAAACCATACGGTTAGCTCTGGCTCAGGTATAACAGTCAATAGCGATGGTACTTTTGCTTTCGGTAACTCTTCTGCAAACATAGTGTATGACAGTACTGGTACTGCAAAGATCAATGCTACAAACTTAAGTGCGATTAGCGCAAACCTGGGTAACATTACTGCGGGTACTGCTACGTTTACTTTAAGCCCTGGAAACTATATATTAATTGACGGAGCTAACCAAAGGATTGACGTTTATAACTCAGGCGTTCTTCGTGTAAGAATCGGTCAGCTATGAGCTTTGGTCTTCAATGTTGGAATGCTAGTGGTGCTTTAACGGTAGACAGTAGCTCTACGGTCACACGATATATTGAGACATTTATTACCAATGGTACGGCAGGATCAATGACAATCTCTGCTTTATCTACTGGTAGACCTTGGGTAGCGGCATACAGGTATACAAACAACTCTATTCAGTATATTGCGGCTGATGTAACGGTTTCTGGTACTACGGTTAGTTGGACCTATACTGCGGGTGGTGGATCGTTAAACTGGGCTCCTATGATCATTTTTGCAGGGGTTTACTAATGAGTTTTGGCTTTGAATATACCGACACTTCTGGTAACGTGATCATAGATCAGTCTTATCAGAATATGGGTATGCGCCAAAAAAGCACCTATTCGATGACCGCAGGACAGATTGTTGCGGTATCTTATACAGGCAACTTCCCCTTGATTGCAATAAATGCAACAGGATATGCGGGAGTAATGCAAACAGATTACTCTAATTACACAGGTGCTACGCCATTGACGGTAACCTGGTATATCCAATGCTCTGTTGCAGGTACGGTTAACGTATACTTCTTTGATGTTCCTGCGCCATCGTCAAGCACCTTTGGCATGAAGATATTTGACCAGGCAGGAAATAACGTATTTAATACGGACAACAATTATTTAAGGGTGATTGATGTTTGGGGAGCGACATTCAGCGGTTCTAGCAGACCAACGGTAACCAGAAGTGGTTATCCATCGGGTACTTATGCGGTAGTGTTGGGATGGCCTAGGTTGCTATTTACTTCGTTTACTACGCCTATTACCTATCAGACAGATGGCATAAACTGCACAAGTACATCTGTAACGGTAGCAAGCAATGTATCGGGTACAGGTGGTAATTCTTTAGGTTGGTCTGATCATACTGGGTATCAATATTCAGGGACTTCTATTAACATGACTATTAACGTAACAGGGTATTAATATGGGTGCAATGAGCGGTGGAGCAGGTGATCAATCTGGAGCAAAAGGTTTATCTTCTTTGATGGGTCAAAACCCCAACATGGTTCAACCTATGACTCAAAACGTAACCCCATTAAAGCCAGTTTTATCAGGTGATGGGTTGTCTCAAGCACAGGCAAGTGGAGCAAATCAATTTTCTGGCGGCAAAGGTCAACCATCTTCGCCTACCCTTATGCAAGGAACACCTCCAGGGCAAGCGCAAAACACAATTACGTCAGGTCAACCTATAATGGGGCAACCCAATCAGTATATGAATACTACGGGACAAGGCAATCAACCATTTACTTATGCACAACATAATAATGGTAATGGAAAG